CCGCCCTGCCGATCTCCTAGCTTTGATTCAAATAGTGCTAACTATCATTAGTATAGTACTATAATTAAGGAGTGGGCTTCGGCCCTTCCTTAATTCCATTATATATCTAAATGTAAAGGAGTCAATGTTTATGACAGAAAAAGGAAAAATGATTGTTATCGTATTACTTTCAATTAACATCATTCTCACATTAATATCAATACTAATCAAATAAAGGAGTTGTTATCATGAATGATAAATATAAGGCGCAAAAGAAATATGCAAAAGCCAATATTAAAAAACTCAGTTGTTCATATCCTAGCGAATTTGTAGAAGAATTTAGAGATGCTTGTAAAAAATTAGGAATCAAACAATCTGAAGTTATAAGAAAAACAATGGAAGCAGTTATTGAGAACGCAAAAAAGGACCAGAGCAATTAGCCCTGGTCTTTTCTTATGCTTTAAATTGTTGTGTAGTCGAGATTTAGTCGAGATTTAGTCGAGTTTAGTCAACATCTTTATGAATAAACTCATAATAAAACTTAAATTAGACTTTTTTCAAGTATCTTTTAGCAACCCATCCACTAGGAATCTTTGCCCAATCTCCATCGAATTGAGATACAGTGACACGAGTGCCGTAATTAATACATCCGTCTTTATCATAATCGTGGGTCTTAGCATTATTAGTTAATTCTTTATATGTCTTTCTTCTATAGTTAGTTCCTGGACCTGTTCTGACACTCAAATCACTAGCAGTAATCATATAAGTGCCTAAAGCACTAGATGTGTTACTCTGTGGCTTAGGTGTAGGAGTTTCAACGTGTTCATTAACACTCTTATTTAAGATCCCCTCTACAATTGCCTTTGCGCACTTGTCAGCGTTCCATTTCACTTTATCAATAGCGTTGTCAACAAAGCAGCACTCAACAAGTAGCGCTGGAGAATTAGTCTTTCTCAACACATATAACTTAGTAGATGTTTTAACACCTCTGTTTCTAATGCCTAAAGTGTTAGAAATATTCTTGACGATTCTTTCAGCTTCATCTTTGGCTTTTGAGTTGTCGCTATAGACATATACCTCTGTACCTGTTCCGCCTCCAGCGTTGAGATGAATAGAGACATCTAAGTCAACCTTATGATTATTACACTTATTTACAATTGCTTTTAAGTTAGAATTCTGGTCTTTTCCATTATCATCAGTACAGTCATATACTGTATGTCCGTTTGCTCTTAGCAACTCAATGACTTTATTTTTAACTTTTCTGTCTTCATTGACTTCGTCTAATAATCCTGTTGCTCCTCTGCATTTAAGAGAATGTCCACCATGTACATTAATAATCATACTTTATACCTTCTTTCTTATAATTCAATACCTTCGATTTCTGCTCTAATCTTAAGAGTGCGAATATAATTTCCTAAATGCTTCTTTTGCTCCTTGAGTAACTCAAGCGAACATCTAGGAATGAATGTTAAGGTACGTGCCTCATACTTGACAGTCATATCATCTAATTTGTCATATCTGATTTTTGCCTGCCAGTATTCTGCTTTAAATCTGTCTTTGTATTCAGCACTGTTCATTAGTTCGATTGTGTCCTGTAATTCCATTGTTTAATCCTCCACTTTAATGCATACATTCTTTTCTTTCTTGTAAGCATCTAAATATAATTCTTTCTTGTCTCCGTTATAAGTAGCCTCAAAATACATACCATCTGACAATGTAGTTGATAATAATGCCTTATTGTTTTGTAATGTCTTACATGTCCAAACCACATATACACCATAGTTATGTGGTTCTCCTACATAATCGAGCACCGCTTCAATAGCGATATTTAGAAATTCAGCTGTTCCCATAATTATTCTCCTTTGTTAATAGCGTTTTCTGCTACTTCTAGTCCTTTAGTTAGTACAGATGGTACATTGTCTCCAGCTTCCACAAAATTCTCAATGATGCTTCTTAATTCATTGATAATAAGAGATGCTAATGTAAACCATCCAACATAAGTAGTAATTGTTAGATCAACATTAATTGTCTGCCCAATCTCAATGAAGATTGCTGATGCAAGGAATGCTACTAGCACCATTAGCCAATAGCCTAGTTTCTTCCATACACCTCTGACTCCTTTAGCGGAATTTTCTTTGCCTGTTAGGCGTGATTTTCTAATTCCTGTGATGTAGTCAATGATGTTTAATGTTAAAAAGCCTACGAATAAAAACCAGTGTGTGCCTAATGCAGCAGTCAATACCGCTACAATAGTGCCTCCGATAGCGTTAATCGCATCCATGTATTTTAATGATGTATCATATAATTTCATATTTTCTTCTCCTTTTTAAGCATATGAGTAAATAAATGTGCCACAAATGTAAGCGGTCGAAACTGTTCCATGCATTGCTGTTAAAGTCCAGTGATTCGCTGTTATGTCGCCGGTGGTTGGATAAAATCTTAGCGTTAAATCGGAACTCTGCGTCTGTACAGGAATGAACACATTTTTTCTTGGAGACTTATCAAGTGGGAACCCTTCCCACATGTACCCCGTTGTGTTAACTGCGATGGTAGCATTGACCAATCCGTCCCAATTTATTTCGACAAGCTTTAACCCTTCATTGTATCTATATCTTAGTTCAACGTTACAATCGTTTCTTCCACATGACACCCAATTACTCCATACATTTTTGGAAACAGTTTCTGTCAATTCCCTAATACTCATATATTCCTGACATTTGCGCTCCACAGATGTGATATTTAAGCCGTTTAGATGCACGGCATATAGGACCAGATCACGTGTGCCAGTGCCGCTATAAATATCGGTCTGATTGTATGATGGTTCTGCTCCACCTGCTGGGCCTTTAATCACTGTAAGTGTATGTGTCTCTTTTGTCCCTGTAGTAGTAAATCTAGCCACAATCAAGTCAGTGCGTTTCACGCCACTTGAACCATTTTCAATGCGTACTGTTTCGCTTCCTACAATTCGCATAAATCTGCCATAGTTGCATAATATGCCATCATTAATCTTGATTTCGTTATTAGAAACGATTTCAGCCGTCATTCTACTTCCTGCGTGTAGAATACCCTGATAGTCATATAATGCTAGATACATATATCCATGTAAATCGGCGCTGACTTCAGCATCTGTTATATTAATATTCTTGATCACTTTGCATCACCTACCTTATAAGAAATTGAAATATCGCCATCACTAATCTTGATTATTTTTTGAGTGATAGGCTCTTTAAATGAGATACCTGTAATATTTTCCTTTGCTCCAACAATGTCAAAAAGTTCTGCATTATCAGCATCAAAAGAGATTTCCAGCGTATCGCTCTCATTCGCTTCTGCTACTTTCTCAATTGCATTCTTGGTTAATTCATCACGACTTTCAACATTCACATCCTCGTGTTTATATGTCTTTCTGTCTAATCCTGTATATACCTGATTGGATTCGGTCCATGAGCCGTCAGACTGAAGATATAGATTAACTCTTAATCTATTCAATAACTCACCTTTTCCCAGACACAAAATGTGATTGTATGGCTTTGATTCAGTCTTGACTGTCATATCTATCTGATAGTCATTGTCATACTGCAGTGTGTCACTTAAATCATTGATTTTTTCAGCATAAAGATGGACTTTCCCATCTGTACGATGTCTAATGCATAACCTCGCATTACTAGCGCCTAGCGCTTTCTCTAAGGCTTGTAAAAGATTTATATCTCTTACATCATATTTAACGTTGATATTACTAGCGCCTATATTGTCAACCACAAAGAGACCGCCAAATCTGTCACCAATCAACACATTGATACATGTGTTAGCTTCACCATTTAAAGTTAAATATGCACTTCCTGCTGGTGGTTGTACATATTCCTTTTCTAGCAGTCCTCGAAATGTAGGACCTATCAAAGTGATAGTGTTATCTGACGTATTAATCTTCAATCTCTGGATTACTCCACCAATTTCAGTGTTCTCCTTATAGAAAAGAGACCCCACAGTAAACAAAGGGTCTCTATCTTCTAGTGATAGTGTTAACTCAAAATCATTCTTTGATACATCATACTCCCCGATTTCAATATCTGCATCAATATGAGTGAAATATCCTAATTCGTTATAGTTAGCATCTGTATAGATGTATTCTAAGCCCATTTAGGCTCACCCCTTCGCTCAATCAATACTATATCAAACTTCTCGACGCCTACAGTCGTTATATCAAAAGACCCTTGAGGTATCTTCCTGAAAGTATCATAGTTCTTATTTCTAGAATTGAATATATTGGACCGCACTCCATTAGAAGAATATTTTGTGATAGTCTTCTTGAATGTGTCGATCTCTGCGTATTCTTCAGCATTTAAAGTCACATATAATTGATAAGTGTTATCACTGATATTAATAATAGGGTTCGTGCATCTTCCATAGATTCGCATGATCATATCTGTATCAGTAAATGAATCATTTACAACATTTACTGTTTTTTGGACTGAATACGTAAAAGGATACGTGAAAGGATATTTAGTGACTGTTCTCGAACTGCTGGAAGTGAAGTCAGCGGTGTAGGTTGTCTCCTTAATCCAATAAGAATCGTCTGTAGTGATTTCAACACTTAAATATAAGAGTCTCTTATCAATTAGATATTTGCTTTTAGTGGATTTGATTGCATAGCAATAATATTTATAATCATTTATTTCAAAATATCCTTTCTCTTTTTTGAAGATGTCTATTTCAAAATGCTCATAAAATTGGTTTTTAATCTCATTAGCTTTCTGCTGATCGGCAACCAAAAACACAAAAGGAATCGTCTTTTTGACAATTCCTTTATAAAATCCGGTGATTCTATTGTTATTGGATTTCACAATCCACTCAAAATTTCTCAAGTCATTGTAATTCACAAAGATGCCAAGAGAAGTAAAGTCTAATGTCTCATTATTCGAATTAATATGTGTAATTCTATCAAGCATATTTTCTCACAATCCTTCCTACTTCTCGACCATCTAACATAACAACAAAAGAGCCGTCATTTAAAGCTTTTACTATAATATCGTGCATTCTATCTTCATCAGACAATAAAGCGATAATTCTATGTAATGCATCTAGAATTTCATCAGCCTTGTTATTAGATGCCTGACTAATCATCTTCATCAATGTATCTCTTCCAGCCACGACTTCAGCACCTGCTTCTCCGGCACCTAGCATCTGACCGTTTGACATACCGAAAATAGTTGGTGCATCCAAAATCATTGGGTTGTCCATTGCCTGAGCGTACCATTTAATGCCCAACGATGGGATTTTGCCTTTTAATAGGTCACCCACATTCCAGCCGTTAGGTTTGATATTAAAATGAGGTAGCGGAATATGCGGCCATGAGATCCTAAAATTAAAGAACCCTTTAATTTTATTGATAATGGCTTTTACAAAATTAGCTGCGGTACTCATTGGTGACATGATAGCGTTCTTTATGCCGTTCCAAACACTTGAGGCATGTGACTTAATGAAGTTAAAGCCTACTCTAACACCATTCTGCAACTCTCCTATAATCGCTAAAACTTTAGTCTTAGCACCGAAAATAGGACTTTCAATAACTTTCTTTATGTTATTAAAGATGTTTGAAACGTTGTTTTTTAGACTTTCAAAAAGGTTTTTCGCTGTACTAGTAAGAGATCCTCCCATACTAGTAATACCGTTCTTGATTCCATTAATAAGCCCTTTTCCTAAGTTCCACCAATTTATTGCATTCCATACCGCAAAAATCGCATAAATAATTTTAGGAATATTTGCAATCAATGAAGGAATAGACATTACAAGACCTTTAATGATTTCAGCAATGATTTTAACTCCCCATGCAAAAATAGTCTGTGCGCTGTTAGAAAATGCATCTGCTAGATTTGCTATGATAGTAGGCACTTTAGATATTAACGTAGGAAGTGATGACATTAATCCCTGAACTAAATAGAAGATTAACTTCATTCCCATCCCTACAAGCACTGGAAGATAAGTCAATACTGCTTGAGAGAATTGGAGTAACATGTCCAATCCTTTAGATATTAAAGTAGGCATATTGCTAGAGATTGACTGACCTATTTTATCAATCATACCAGAACCAATTAGACTAGATAATTGACTGAAAATAGGAGATATAATACCAGGCAATGCGCCAATTAATCCAGCCACTAAATTAATAGCTGCAAGGATTAAAGAAGGCGCTAAATCAATGATCATATTCATTAGCTGCGGTGTAATCTGTATCAATGCATTAGGAAGTGCATCAAATACTTCCTTGATTTTTGGAGTCACATTTTTGGCAAGAATTCCCAAACTCTTAGCAAATTCACTAATAAGCGGTCCAACTGCCTGTTTAGGGTCTGCTAGACCTGTTAAAAGGTTATCCCATGACGCTTTAGTCATCTTCATAGCGCCGTCGATAGTTTTCATCGCTTCTTTGGCTGTTGTACCTGTAATGCCTAGATTCTTCTGTATTTCATGGATGGCATTATATACATCACTTAAATTATTGATGTCATAGTGAACCCCTGTCAGTTTTTCAGCGTCCTGTAAAAGTCGCTCCATCTCTGATTTCGTGCCGCTATAGCCAAGTTTAAGGTTATCGAGCATTGTGTAGTTCTGTTTAGAGAACCCCTGATAAGCGTTTTGGATATCTTCCATATTGGTGCCCATCTTATTCGCATTATCAGCCATATCAATAACAGTTTGGTTAGCGACTTTAGCCGCTTCCGTTTCATTGGCAGTTGATTGCTTTAATGCAGCAGCAAAAGAAGTGATAGTGTTCATATAATCATTTGCACTCATTCCAGCCGTCTTATATGCTACTTTTGCATTATTCATGACTTCTGTCTGCGCCTGTATTAACTGATCATATTTTCCTCTTGCTTGTTCAACTGTCTGCCCGATACTCTGCGCATACTTTTTTAGGCTCAGACCTTGAGCACCGAATAAGGTTTCGACACCACCGACTAACTGCTCATATTCAGCATAATGCTGTATAACAAACTTCGTAATAGTGCCTATAGCCGTTGCAGCTGCAGTTGCTCCAATTATTGCAGCCTTGCCGACTTTAGAAGCAATCTCACCTGTCTTGTTTACAGCTTTTTCAATCTTGCCAGATTCTTCTTTTGCTGTATTAGTAGTGTCTTTTATACCTTTTTTTGTTTCTTCAACTCCTTTTAATCCGATAGATCCAAAGAGTTTAAATAATTCTAACATTTATTTCCCCCTCTCTTTTTTCTTAAAGATTAGGATTGAAACTGTTAAGAATTTCATAGGAGTCATTTATAGTTGTTTCCATCTCTTCATCTGTCAGTGCTTCAGATGTTTCAATTCCTGTGTTTTTCTTCCATTTAGTCATCATTTCATTCTTAAAGTCAGCGTATGACTTATCATATACTTTTGATTTCCAGATGTCGTATAACTTCTCGTCTGACACATTGTCAGCAAGTTCAGAAATGAACTCTGAAAAATTAGAAAAAGAGATCATGTTATCAATCAGCTCCATGGGGTTAGAATACCTCTTGTAAACCAAATCCATGAAGCCGACTTCTCCTATTTCAGCAATCCAGAAACAACCTTGTAAAAATCTTTGAATTCATCTTTTTGAAAGATTTCAATAATCATCTGTGCAAGTTCTGCAAGTGATAAGCATTCAACCTGCTTTCTATTTAGATTACTTACAGCTGACAAGAATTCAAAAACCTCATTTTCACATTTTCCAATGTTTTCAAAAATAACTGCGCAGCAAGAAAGAATGATATTGAAACCAACTTTTTCAGTTAGTTCCTCTTTTGATAACCCTTCCTTATTTTCTGCTAGTTTAGCAATCTCATTTGCATTAAAGCATTTCTTGAATTCCATGATGCCAAACTTATTGATTAGTTTAATGATCAGAAATGCATCTGTTGCTTTTAATTTTCTTAATTTATATTCCATAAATAACTCCTTTCAATCCTTAATTTAGTTATGCAGCTGCGGCACTAGGGTAATAGATGTGATAAGGCAGTACATTCTTATCAGCCTGTTCCAACTCCGCATAACATTCAAATTCTGCTTCAGGTACTACCATCTTTTTATTTTCACCTTCAATAGAAAAACCTGATGTGCATAGTGCCTTATCAAAAATAATGATGATTGGAGTTCCATCAATCTTCTTTCCGACATATGCTAGATTTTCGTAATAGTCACCTGTTTCAATCTGTGGCTTAGATACTAATTCTGTATATCCTGTTACCGTACTGCTTTCCGCTTCTTTAGCAAAGATAGACTTTTTAATAAAATCAGGAGTGATTTCTGCCATTTTAAATTTCATCTTGGCGCTTTCTCCGACTTTTAGAGTGCCACCAACGAATTTGACTGTTGCTCCATCAATATCTAAATCTAATAATTCAGGAGAAAAACTTACTGAACCACCGCCTGACGTTGCGCAAAATAATGATTCTACAAAGTTCCATTTACTGCCTTCGTATTTCAAGCCCTTGTGAATAGTTCCAGCACCTAACATAATGTTTCCAGGTGTTTTGGCTGTAATTCCACTTGAAGGAATGATTTCATTCGCCATATATTTATACCTCCCATTCTTGGATTGTTAAATTAATCTGTATTTTCTGCAATTCTATATCGTCTACACGAATCGGCATTGAATAGTCAAAATATACTGCTATGCCTGTTCCGTTTGATAAAATGGCTCTCTTATCTTTGAGGGCCTTTTTGATAATTTCCTTTTGCTTTTCTAGTTCTAAATAACTGCCTCTTGTTACACCTGTGAGAATAAAAGGGGTTTCCTGGTAATTGGTTTCTGCACTGTATTCAGTTTCGATATATTCCCCAACCCAATAAGGGTATTCAACTCTATCAGTCTTGTAATAGAGAAAGTGATAGTTAATAAGTGGCTTTAATGCATCGGAAATAAAATTCAAGCCTTCTGGTGTCATTCTCCAATGCCTCCAAAGATTTCCTCAGCTCTTGCTTGAATCTTTTTCTTAGATGTGTTTTTAGCCTTTTCAAGTGCTCTAGATGGTGCTTTCCCTGTAGTAGTAACCCATCCATATTTAGGGTGCTTATACTTCCACTTGGTTTTGCGACCATTACCTTTAAGAGCGTACTCACCTGTGCCGAACTCTTCCCATATAGCATTCTCTTCTGCTGATCCAACAATCCCAATCATGTTGTCAGCATCTACCACGTGCTCCCACGAGTTTTTCAACTGTCCGGTGTCTACTCTAGTGTTTCTCTTAACTTGTGACTCAAGTTCTCCACTTGCTTCTTCAAGAAACTTTAAAGCTGCGTTCTCAATTTCATCAATGATGAACATTGAGTTATCTTCAAACTGTACTTTGCCCATCTTGTGCTCCTTTGTACTGTAGATAGATTTCTAAGTGTTGATGTAATCCCATTGGATCATCAATGAGAGTTACATCATAGACTTCATCATTTACAATCAACCTTGAGTTATCAGCACTATAGCCTTTCAAGTCCTTATAATCACAGATGAAAATGTGGGTTGACTCCTGTACCTTTGCGTTAAAGTTAGTGTAATGACTGTCACCACTTGACAAGTCTAAGAAACCAAACAAAGAGATTGATTCCGCATAATCTTCAATAGGCTCACCAATCTCGTTGAAAGAATATATGCATTTTTGAAGAACTGCTGTAATATTTCCTCCTATCATATTAGAACCTTGCTTTCATATAAGGTTTTAAAAAGCCCGTGAGCGACTTTGGATAGCCTAAAGAAGAATTATCCCCATCCATGTTAAAGTAGGTCACAGAGTGTCTAGAAATTGTTTCTGACTGTACTCCGACCTTGCTTCTATTCTCTTTATCCCATTTCATGAGGTTGATAACACCCATTTTAATGTCAGCAGGATATTCTACTTTAGTACATAAGACACGAACCTCATTATTGACAGGCTTGTCAACCACAAAGTCATGCTCATTTGCTTCTGTCACAGTATATAAAGCATCATTAAAAGATGAATTAGATACCTGTACAGTGTCACCAACCTTAAAAAATTGAGGACCAGTAAAAGAAAAACGACCGACTGAAATATTGGCGGTCGTTCTAAAATTGCGCATCTGGAAATTATTATTAGTGTATTTTCTAATCATCAATTCTAAGGCTTCTAATTTCATCTTGATGATTCCATCAGATTCATCCGTATCGTTCAAAAGCCTGAACTCTTCAATTGTCATGATCATAGAAAATCACCTCTTTTCTTATTTTTTAGCATTGCCTTTTGGCTTGGCTTCTGTTTTTGGCGCTTCTGAAACTGCTTCAGTTTCTTCTTTCACTTCTTCTACAGTATAGCCATGTTCTTCGAACCACTGCGCCACCCATTCGTCATATACTTCAGCCTTGCCATAAGCAAACTGAACACCTGCAGCACCGATGCCACAGTAATCTTCAATAGGTGTCTTCACTTCATAATGTTTCTTTTTATCCATAGTCATACCTCCTATAAGATTTTAACGTTTCTTAATACTCCAGCGCCTTTTGTATTCTTTAAGGCAACACAAGCAACCATTTCAACTTCACCCTTCTTGACTGCTCCTGGAGTGTTGAAATCAGGTAAATAAGTATTCACTCCGCTAGATCCTGTTAAAGTAACACCGTGGAATCCTTTCTTTACATCGAACTTAACAGCATAGATATCTGTTAATCCTGTCACACTTGTTTCAGAACCAACTTTTCTAGTCTTTAATCCGATGATAGGAGTTTCGACAGCTGTTTCTCCTGAAGCAGTTACAACATCACCTAAATCGATTAATCTTACTTTGTTTTCTCCGATAGTAGTAACGACACGGCCGAAAGCTTCTTCGCTTTCTGTCTTATATCCTAAGACTCTAGCGACAGTCTGAATTTTAGATTTCATATCTTCATTCACAAATAAAGCGTCTGCGCCTGTTCTATTGATTAATTTGATTAATGCTTCATAGAATACACTGGCATTTTCTTCTAGCTTAGCCATTGTTGATAAGTCATAGTAAGCGCCTGTATTAAATTCTGTTGTCTGACCAACTAAGAACTTGTCTAAGCCGTCAAAGGTTTCAGGGTTAGTTGCTGAATCTCCATTGATCATCGCATTGTGGAATGTTCCGATTGCTGAGATGACCTTTTCATCGATCTGGTATGCCATGTTGTCGTACATGCCTTCTGCATCCTTAACAACACGGTCAATTTCGAAAGCACCACCAAATACCTTTAAGTTAACGGCTTTCTGTTCTAATTTTGCTTCACTAGAAGCATATTCAGTATTTAAAGCACGGAATGCAGTGTTAGAAGGTAATTTAGTCTGTACGTATCCATATGTTAATGTAGAGCCTCCACTTGGTGATACTGCATTATCGAATGGTAATAATTCTAATACTTCGGAATGTCTGATAAATGAGTCAACTACCTGTTCAGCAACTTTGTCATGCATTCCAACTTTCATGTCTTTTAATAAAATTGGCATATATTAATCCTCTCTTTATTCTTTATTTTCATATCTGTTTCTGATTGCTCCTGTCAAAGTGGTTGGTTCAGGAGTATCGTCGTTTTTTCCACCTGGCAAGTTATTTTCATCAATTTTCTTAGATGTTTGGGCTTCGAACTGATTAGGATAAATAGTCTTTAAATTCTTCATTTTTTCATCAATGCCTTTTAACTTGCCGTTTTCGTCAAGTTCGGCCTTAAAATCACTGTCATTACCTAATTTAAAAAGTAAATAATCAATGTCGTCAGCCTTGGCACCAGCTGAAAGAAGTTCAATCTTTAATGCTGACTCTGTCTTTGCTTTTTTTAGTTCTTCCTGCTGATTTCTGATAGTTGTCTCAAATTCTGCAATCTTAGCAGCCATATCTTCGCCTTTTCCGGCCGATTCTTTTAGACCTTCAATAAGTTTCTGAGCGTCCGTTAAATCGGTATCTTTCTTATTTAATAATTCCTCAAGAGCCGTATATTTGCCTTTATCAACGTATTTACCACTTGCTAGATTTGCAATCTTAATCTGTTTATCCTTATTCGCTTCATTGCCGTTATATGCATTTACTGCATTAGCCACCTGTTCAAATAACTCAGTGCCTAGAATATCCTTAAGAAAATCCATGTAATACCTCTCTCCGCTTCGTTTTTAAATCTAGTGTCTTCTAGTGCGGTCGCAGTTTTAACATCATGCTGGATGAATTTTATAAACCTTTTAAATGCCGTGTTCAGGGCAAAATAAAAAGAGCCTACGTCTAGCCTCTGTTTCTATTTCTGTTTAATACATTGTTTTTATTCTTGTATTGCGGTGGATCATGAGAAAGTTCTACTGTTTCATAGAACTCATGACCGCATATCATGCACTCATAGTGCGTTTTTCTGATTGCACAGCCTCTGTTTTTATCGAAGTATCTTCTTGATTCTACCTCAAAATAACAGTGCCTGTGTGGTCGCAGTCCTTCAGACATTAAATACCTCCTTTCAGAGTAAAATAAAAACGGTTCTGAGGAACCGTTTAAATATCTTTTTATCAAATTCGCTTGTATATATTAGTACCAAGCCACCATGTATTCACTTTTAAAATTATTATTTTTAAAGTCATCAGTTTTTGATATCTTCATTAATTTTGATGCTGCATGATTATAATAGAATCTAGTATTTACATCTTCGTTCGCCATTATACATTTTGACTCAACAAAATCCTGTTTGTTAATATCCAAGGCAACATGTCCAAAGGAAGTACCGTTTTCAGGAAAATAATCACATTCAATGATATTATCTGTTCTTTTTACATTTTTTAAGATTACCATAATATTCATTTACCTCCTTCTGATAATTAAATACTTTTTGTGCTTCTTCATGAGCTTTTAAATGGCTCCAGTCAGGATGCAATTGTTTCATCGTTAATTCATAAAATTCATGTTCAAGCATCGTAATATCACACTGTTGAATCGTGCCTTCTGCTAATCTCTGCCAAGAAAGTGCAATATACGGATCATATTCGAATAATTCATCTTCAATATATGCATGTTTTTCAATAGTGTATTTTTTTACTTCATCAACTAATTCTTTTTTGAAACCTGTTCTTACTGAAATTTTAGCAGTATCAGTAGATTTTTTCAATATCTCATGATAATAATTTTTTGCCCATTCTATCGCTTCATTTGATTCCTTAAATGTTCCGTATTTGTATTTCTCTATAATTCTACTTCCCGAATACTTAAATGGATTTAAATACTTTCTTTTGTAATCTTCAAAATCATCGCTCTTATCAAGCCCATAATATTCGGCTCTTTCTTTCAGTGTCTTGAGTTCATCAGCATCTAAAGCCCACCTAGCACGTTGAAGGAGTGCGCATCTGCAGTTTACATCCTGTGAAGCAATCCCAAAGCCTCCAGGATACATGACTTCCATATCATCTACCACAAAAGGCTCGTCTATTTCTGCAAGCTTCCCATCAAGAACTCTATGAAGTGGTCTAGTTCTTCCATCTAGTGTAGCATCCCATTGTTTGACTACTTCGCAGCCTTTGGCTTTTGCTGCATGCTGTGCGTCATTTGCACCAAGAACTTGGATTCTATGTCCTTCAGTCCTGGCAATCCTCATTGCTTTATTAAAACCAATATTAGACGCTCCATCTATGTTTCTAGCAATATGTGCATATGATGAGGATGTGGCTATGCCTCTTGAGATATGCTTTGCAATCTGTTTTTTGAGAACTCCAACATCAATACCCATTCTAGTATACAGTGGTACGCTTAACTTGGTGTTTAAGGTCATAGCCCTTGTGACTTGTTTCTCATTGATAGGAGTAATTAGCGGTATGCCTTGGCCTTGGATATCGTACATTGTTCCGATATATCCTGTGTAATAGGAATCTGTTAGATATCTTGTAATACTGTCATAAGAATCAACGTTTAAATTCCCAATCAGTTCATCTAACTGCCTTTTGAGATTTTCTTGAAACTTCTTTTGATATATCTGAGATTGAAGCAATGATTTTTGCTTATCATCTAATTCATCATAGACAGAAAGAAGTAAGTCAATCTTACCATTTGAAATCCTTATTCTCTGTTCTACTTCTTTAGCTGCATCTTCATATATCTTTTTTAATTCTTTAAGAAGCTTCTTCTCTTCTCGCAGTTTGGCTTTTTCAACTTCTAGCTGTCTCTTATTCATCTGGCACCGTATTGTTTAACGTATTGGTCACATCATCTACTTGCTCATACGCTTCTTTTGGCTTCGGGAGTTTATCTTTGATTTCTTCATAATCAATATCCAACTGTTCACAAATCAATTTAACAATAGTCTCGTTATCGATTACTTCAGCAAGTGAAAGAATAGTATTAATTTCAGTCTGTCTCTTCTGAGCCTTTAATAATTCAATCTGTGCATTGTCTGATTCATTAGTGATGATTTCTTTTTCAAAGCTGTAATAAACATCATCGATATCATAATCGGTCTTATTGTTCTTGTTGATTTCCTTTAGAACAACCTCAAGGATGTTATCCAAGAACTCTTCAAGCCTTGCCTGCAGCTTATTACACTTAAGATCTAGAAGAGCGTATCTTGATTTGATCACAACATTTGTAACATTGCCGTCACCTACCTGTGCAGAATTAAAGCCCATGCCAAAACGATAGATATTTTCTTCATCCTTATCCATGTTCGCAATTCTTGCCTGATAAGGCACCTCGATGGTATGAACCTCAAGCCCTCCACCTTCTGGAGTTCCTATCATTTTCTTTGTTTTCAGATTGGTTTGCAACTCTTCAAAGTCATTTCCTTCGAATCCTTTTACCACGTATGTTGGATGGTCGAAGTCGGCTAAGTTGTTAGACAAGCCACAAGCCATCATGTCATAATCATCAATCAATGACTTAATAGCCTTGACTCCTGAATGCTGCTTCTTGTTATTGTCTAGTCGAAAGAAAGGTATATAACCAAAATTCTCATAATAAATAGCATTGTCGCCATCTTTTGTATAAATAACGTGTGGTCTTGGATTGATACGTTTAGAATCATCTAAAAGAAGTCTTCCGTTTTCTTCCTGAACATAGTAGTATGTCTGATTTTCATCCCATACCTGAATACGTTTAATTGCTTTGTTATCTTTGGTTAGTTTATCGATGTACCAATAGATAACATATGCGCATCCATCATCAGTCTCTCTTTCTCTGACTTCAATAACTCCTAGAGAATCAGCACGCTCGAATGTTAATCTGCCTTTCTTGTTTACGTAGGCATACATATATTCAAAGCCTTTCGTGATAGCGCCAGTAATCACTTCACTAAGAGCGTTTTTGAATTTTCTATTGAAATACTTATTTAATTCTTTCTGCAGTTTAGTGTCATCTGAGTGAACTATGCCGTCTTTTCCGCTCAAGATATACTGTACTTCCTGGTCCACCAATTCACCAAAGAAGCCGTGACACTTCTTAACATTGGCTCTAGTTGTATCTTCGACTAAAACACCGTCCTGATTATAGTAGAACATTCTATAATCTAAGATATCGTGTTCAGACTCATAATAGCGTTCTCCGACTCTTGCAAGTCGCTTCTTTTTTGATGTCTTATCATCATTGATAAACTTCAAGATTTCTTCTTCTGTCAGCATTCAATCACCTCTTTTTCAAAGTCATCAGCTAAACCAACAATATGATCAGCATAATTTCCAAATAAATCGCACATTGTTTCTTCTGTATAGCAATCCATTGAGAAGCCTAGAGAAAATAAAAAACAGTGACATAACTCATGTATCACTGTTCTTCTTGTTAACTCCTTAGACATTCCTTTTCGAATATAGATTGTTTGTTCTAGAAACTTCGTAAGACCTAGGATAGTGTTATCACCGTCGTTTAAAAAGTCCTTATCGCTGTCGGCATATTCCATTGTCCAGTTGATTCCATTAATACTAAATTCCATGCAGTTATCTCCTTTACAAAATCCACTTTTTCTGAAGTATTTCGTACTCCATGGCATATCTAACCGCATCTATAGCGTGGTTATTCTTATCAGGGAAGTCGCCTCTAAGGTTGCCGTTCTTATCTTTTTCAATCTCATATTCATTAAATTCCCTGTAAGCATTAGGACATCTAACAGGATCTATGATGATTGATTCTAAGTCCTGTAAGAACTTAATACCGTTTTTTACACTGTCAGGGCCTTTCTTGGCGCCTGTTATTCTTAATCCTAACAGTTTGAACTCGTTTATAGTTCTTGGTTCAGCCGAATCAGCAGTGACCTGATTGTTAAGCGGGTTAATCTCTTTGATAAGTTTGACGGCATCAGCATTTGACAGCCTAGTGCCATATACTTCATCAAAAATAAAAAGACGTCTGCGCGTCTTATCATAGTTAGCTTTGATAAAGGCCAAAGGGTCACCAGCATAACCAAAGTCTAGTCCGAATTTCAATCTATCGAATACCTGTATTTCCTCGTCGGTTATCTCACGTATATCTAGGTTTGTGAAAACCTCACTACCTGTACCGGTTACCTCACCTAGATAGTCATGCTTATACTTATCAGGCTTTGTCTCCTTCATGTGGTCGGCTTCTATTAGAAACTGCTCCCCAAGCCACTGAGGTGGCGCCTGTAAGTAAGTTGTATGAGAGACATATGTATCATCCCTCTTAACTAGAACTTGCCTGTTGCACCAATTACGTTGTGATTCAGGAGGGTTAAAAGAGTAAAATACACAATACTCATGCCCACCACGAAGAAGTGACTGATTGATATTGGTTATTTTATCGTATGTTTCGAACTCGTCGCACTCTTCATACCAGACATATTTAACATAACCGACAAACACCTTGATAGATTTCAACTTCTTAGGATTGTCAGCACCTTTGAATATTATCTGTTGTCCTGTCGGCCTGTATGTCATCTGTAACTTAGATTCAGGTATATCCCAATCTTCTTCAGCCTTCAGCATGAATATGCCCCACTTAATCTGTTCATAGACTGAACCCCTTAAAGTGTCCTTTACACGTCTGATAACAACGGCATTACTCATTACGCCACGTTTTGCATCTCTCATAATTCCTAAAGGAATTTCAGTACCAATAAAAGAAGATTTTAAAGAACCTCGTCCACCCTTGAGCCAGTAATGCGTATATGCATTAGTCTTAACATATTTATGAAGATCATAGAACGCTGGGCCTATAATGTCAGAAAGCTTTGCTTTATTTGATGTCATCTATAATTACTATCTGTCCATTTGACTTGATGTCAAGACTACTGCCAGGCTTATTACCACTCAAGTCTCTAATGAATTCTGCCGCCTTAGTGTCGCCCTTCATTGCCTTCTGAACCTGTTTAATGAGTATTGCATCCTGTACAGTCACATTCTTGCCATTCAATGCAGCAAAGTTCTTTATTGTGTCCACATCGGCTATCTTACCGGATTTAAGAGACATGGAAAGAAGCGATGCAAGATTATCTTTCATTGCCTTCTTTTCTCTTCTTGCCTTGACAGATGCAAGTCCGCCTTTTCGGCCGTTCTCTCTTCTTTCTTCTGGTGTCATGTTTGCGAACTCACTTTTTGCCATTGCTATCACCTGCCTTTCAACGCAAAAAAGCAACCCATTCTTTGAGTTGCTTTTACAAGTTAAAATAATAATATAATCATGTTGGAATTGTACCTTACTACATCAGCTCTTACAATAAAAAAAGGAAAGCGTCACGATTCGAACGTGAGTCTCCTCAGTGGAAAAACCATACATCAAAGTGTAATCAACCTCTATACTACTACTTCCCTTTTTTTCTATTTAACCAAAACTCCTTAACTTTGTCAACCATTCGCCTTTCTTTATCGGTAAGCCTTGCCGCTCCTTTTTTACCGTCATTTTCATTATGAAAATATCCATGATGCGTATGAGGTTGCATCTTATTATGCATATGATTTAAATCAATCTGCTTTGTTCTTTTGTTCTTTTGCCTGCATTATCATAATATGTAATTGCCACCAGTTCATCATCATCGTTTACCGTGACATAGACACGTCCCTTTGTCATTGTTTCCATTGGTGTTTTTGCGGATGATGCGTCATTATATTTAACAAATTTAATATTCCCTTTTTTTAGAACTCTCCTGTATTCAGTTCCATAAACTTTCTTCTTTTTAATACTAATCCCACTAGATGCACCTCTACCACCCATTTTTTTATACTTCCTTTTATTTTTTTCTAGTACTTTATTGAATTTATATTTGATATCTCTGCGTTTAAGATAGTATGCCTCAGTATGCCAATGTCATCTTAAACCTTTCGAGTGCCTTTAAATTACATTGCTGACCAGTATGATCTGTGTCTATTAACGCCTTTTTTACTGTTTCTTGAACTGTAATGCTTATCATCTTCAGCTTTCTTCTTTTGACGTTCATCATACATTTTGTCAATAGCTTTATCAGATAGAACAGAAGCTTTACCTTTTCCAATCTTGTTCACTTGCTTAATCATAGCGTCAACGCTTCCGAGCTTATCGTACATTGGCTGCAAATGATGCGCTTTTGAGTGAAAAAGACCGTCAAATCCTTCGCCCTCTATCGCATCTTGTACTTTTCCATTTATAACCTTATAGTGTCTTGTTCCATTTTTGTCAGTAAGGCTAAAACCATTATATTTTGCATTGCTCGCTTTGCCTCTTCTTATTCCACTTGATGCACCTCTACCACCCATATATATTATGCTCCTTTCGATATATGATTTATATATTCTTTAATTTTTTCATTTTTTCTGTCACATGATTATCATAGTATTTTACATTAGCACCCTTGAAGTCATAGCCAATGTCGCCACCATAGACAAGCACATTCTTAGGCTTCAGCCTCTTCATGGCTTCGTCCATGCCCTGTGTCCATATCTTTGTGGCTTCCTTGCTGCGCTTAACTCCAATAGTAGAAACTGAAATTGTACTGTTAGAAAGAATACCATCAAAACAAAAAGTAAATGTTTCTGGTTCAGCCCATGATACAGTAGGAATCACTCTAAGCCCTCTATCCTGATAGATCTGACCAATTAAACGGCTTCTGTATACATTCCATATCTTCATGGCCATAGGCATATCCATGTAAAGAGAAAAATCAGGAGTAAGAATACAGTCAAACTGCGCTAGCTTATCAACATACATCTGAGGAGATGCCCAAATTCTTTCAAATTGATAGTCATCAATGTAAAAATGAACACCTGATTCATATCTATCAGAATTCAACACATAATTGAAGCCAACAAGATCATCCGGAATATAGTCAATTCTTTCAAGTGTAGGCATTTGATAGAATCCTATTGCTCTAAGTTCATCATATTCATCCAAGTTATATGCGTTCCCTGTTCTTTCTCTCTCGTTTGACTTTTCAGAATCGTCTTCCTCAGGTTCTTCAAATTCAATTGACTCAAACCCAAATGAATCCATATCTATATTGATAATGTCATCAAGTTCATCGCTAAGGATTTCAAAATCCCATTCAGCTTTCTCTGATACCTTGTTATCTGCTAGTCTAAATGCCTTAATCTGCTCGTCTGAGAGGTCATCGGCTACTATGCATGGAACTGTCTCAAGTCCTAGCTTTAGCGCTGCTTTAAACCTTGTATGACCGCATACGATGATATTATTCTTATCAATCACTATAGGAACCTTAAAACCAAACTCCTTGATGCTGTTCATCACCATTGGAACGGCTTCATCATTCCTTCTAGGATTGCGACTATAAGGGATTAAATCAGCAATAGGCTTCTGCGTTATCTTGATGTCATTCATCTGTTATTCTCCTTCCCGGCAAAATAAAAAGGCACTTATACAAGCGCCTTGAAATCATA